TGTGAAGACACTTGTAACAAAGTTGTAGATTCTACAGTTGTTCTACCAGTTGAAACAATGTCAGTTGTTGCTACAAGCACAACTCACTAAGAGTTTAAAAAAACATAGATTTTTTGATTCCTCATTTAACAATGGGGATTTTTTTTAGAATAAACTTTTGATTCTTTTTAATTCTTCAGATAAAACATTATCTTTAATTTCACTAGATTCTTTCTTTAACGGTTTAATTTTCTTAAGAGCGTCCAACGTTAATTGATACGGAGCATTTGAAATTCCAATTGTTCCACTAACAGCATCTGTTGCAATCCTCTTAGCGTCTTCACGACTAAGTCCTAATCCTGTGTTTAGTTTTGTTTTTGTTGAACTTTCTTCTTTTTCTGGTTTGACTCCAAGTAAAGGTGATAAATCTTGTGTAGAAATTAAGAATACCTTTTCGTTTTCTGTTTTTGCGCTTAAATACTGTCCTTTAGTGACCTTTAAATTTTTAGTGGGTGCGGGGTCATCAAAACTAACCTTCTTAATTGTAAATTCATTACGGTCATTGGATGTAATTGTGATACTATTACTATCAACATCAGATATTGTACCATTAACTGGTGATGCCAATTGTACGTCTGTCTCGCACACGTATTTTATTTCTTTATTACCAATTCCATTTTTAGTTGGTATTCCTTCCATTATTTGACCTAAATCCGCCATATTATTTGTTTTTTACCCTAATAAATGAGTCATAAGTACCCCACCTAAAGAAGATGCATGTACTTGTAACTGAATTATAGACTCTTCGTCTAGTTTATGTTTTTTCTTTGTATAATCAAGACCTAAAGTCCCAATAAATTTTCCTTCAATAGTTTTAATAGCAAATAAATAACCTGATTTACAACCAGTATCTTGAGCAACATATCTTAAACCAAAAGTGTGAATTACTTCATCTTTATAATCAGGAACTTCAATTAAATCATTTTCTAATAACTGATTTATTGATTTACTAAATAAATTTACTGGAATATTATGAAAATTACTTTGTATAGATGTTGCTCCGGGAGCAACGCTTTCATATATAATACTAAATTTGGCCATTGATTTACCTGTTGGGTAAAAAGAACCTCCATTATGAAATTGAGTTATCCAAACTCTATCCGAATCAAATTCGTCTTTAATTTGTTCTATTTTTGTGGTTACTAGTTCACTAACACGAAGAGTGTCTCTAACCATATCGTTTGGGTTTTTTTTATCTAGAACACTTTTAATATATAATACTAATATAGGACCTAATACACCAGTGATAAATGCTACAATTACGGGAGTTGACATTAATTTATAATTTATAATAAATATAACTTATTATAAAAAAGATATATCTAATTAAAAATTAATCGATTTTAAAGTTTGTTTATAATCGTTCAATAAATCTTCATACATTAATTTGTTGACAAGTTTTAACTTATTTAATAACACTGCAACATCTTTAGGTTGTTTAGTTTTCATTTTAATCCCCATTAACCCACCTTTTATTTTTCTTATTAACTGTTCTTCCATAACAACAAAGATACTATTTTTTTAATTAAAAACTAATTTTTTTTAACAATTTAAAAAAATAAACGTCCAATCATTTCTGACTGTCCCTAATACCGAATAGTTTCTTGAGACTTCAGCGGCAACCCACGTAAATGGGAGGTTAGGACTTGTGTGTTAACTTACTGTTGTTACTGGTACACCAACCAACCAACTTAGATTCAAGTGTTAGCCCAGGTCCCTGTGGATGTGACACCACTTCTATCATGCGGGAGCACATTAGTCGAACACAACTCGACTTGTGTAATCAGAACAGGAATCGAACCTGTATGCGTAACTTTCTTGGTTCTACCCCAATGGCACGCTGTCCACCCATTATTTTAGCGTCTACCATTCCGCCACCTGACTATTTTATAAAAATTAAACGTGAACAATATCTAAAATAACTTTAGAGTCACCATCCCATTTTACAATTTGTGAAATCGGTACCCAAAATTCCATTTCTCCAATTTCATTCACTTTTTTTAAATATTCGTTACGGAATCTTTCTGCTTGTGATGAATCAGTAATATATTCCACTTTAAGATGTTTAGCACATGTTTTACCCATACGAGTTAACATTGAAAATTCGTCAGTTAATGTTTTTGCACAAATCATACAAACATCACCACGTTTTATGGTCATTTTACCAGAGAATAAAACTGATTTTGGAGTTAAGGCAAGAACTTTAGTAATATCAATTAAAATTGGGTTAAATTTTAAAGAATATTTTTCTTTAAGACCGGTTCCAACTTTACGACCAATTTTAATAGTTTCCCCAATTGTTGGAACTTTCATCTTCACTTTTCTATTTTTGTCTTTTTCCTGGCGATTTTGTTTAATTGCCACTTCAATTTGTTTTTCGGTTAAAGAACGTTTCTCAATTAACTTGGTTTTAATATCAATTAAGAATTTATTATTACCGTTATATAAGGCGATTTCCTTCACTTCTTCAGGTAATTCCTCAAATGATTTTGGAGTCGGTTTACCTAAGATATTTTCAACTGCGGTTAATTGATTTGGAGTTAAGTTTCCGTATTTCTGAAAGGATTCTTTCATTTTAATTAAAAATGAGTTATTTCCTTGATAATTTGTAATTTTTGTGATTGTATCTTGTGTCATAATTTATATAGTTTAGGATACAAATATATAAATTTAATTCCGAACTGCCAAATTTATTTTTTTAAATTTTTGGTGGTTCGTTAATCTGTTTTTTTAATTTACTTAAAAAATCCAATTCGTTATCATCCCCCGATAATAACCAATCAATTCGGGTGGTATAAATTTCGGCTAGTTTTAAGATTTTTTGGGCGTTTTTAAATTCATTAATAATTTCTACCGGAAATTTCCGATAAAATTTACCTTCATTTGAATTTTCATACCAGTTAGAGTCGCCCCATTCTTCATTTATTTCTTCCGGAGTTTTTTCTTTACCGTTTTTTTCCACAATAAAGTCAATTTCATTGTAAATTTCTTGGATAAAATGTTGTTTATATTCAAAATGACCTCCGCTCATAATTTTTAAATTATATGATAAGTAAAATTAACACCTTCAAACGTGGTTGTTGAAACCCAATTATAATTATTTATCATTTTATTTACGATTTAATTATTGGATTAGCAATGACTTGATATGTCTCATCATCAATTTGTGTTTCAGTTAAACTAAAGTCATTGTCCAATATAAGACTAACCCCATTAAACACATCAACATCTTTCATAAAATTTTTATTCCAAATTTCTTTATGTTCTAATAAAGTTGTGTATAAGAAATCTGGTTGTTCGGCAAAACTTTCTTCGATGATTATAAAGTCTCCGTTTTCATTTTGTTTTAAGATATGTTTCATATAATTGTTATTTTAAAATTATCATATTTGTGTTAGAAATTGGTACTCTCATAACAGGAATCGCACTTCGGTCTTGCCAATCTGATTCCTCACCTATCTTTTGCATTACTTCATAGTGAGCAACATTTACTTTAACTGTTGAAACATCCCTAAATGATTCAATAACTGTTGAAGAACCTCTGGGTCCATTTAATAATATCGCTTGTTTTTTTGTGGTATCAAAAATAAGGGTCTGCATGTTGTTTTTTTTAATTTTTATTATGAGTAGAAAACATAATTATATTTTTTATATAAATCAAATTTTCTTTAATTTTAAAAAACATCATTAAAGACACAACTAACAAATTAAATGTATAATTGATGATTAAGGGAATTTCATTTAATTGAAACCCGTAGAAAAAACAAAATACTTCCCCAAATAACCACATTAAAAGAAACCCCCACCCTAAGTGACACTTTTTGTTTTTAATCGTTCTAATGAGTTCTGGTACAGCACAGAACGTTAAAAATAAACTACCTATTAATCCGATATTATTCATAACCATAAAATTACAAACTTTTTTTTAATTAACCAAATTTATTTTAAAATTATTTTTAGTACCCCCGTCTGGACTCGAACCAGAAACGAAAATTTAGAAAATTTTTGGTATATCCCTTTACCTACGGGGGCAATTTACTTGTTATGCTCCATACCTTAGTTCGGTGTTTCAATTTGAGTTTCGTGATGAAAAACAAAAAGAATTTGCCTGCGCACTAATATTTGTATAATAATTCAATAATTCTTCATAAGTTTTTGGAAACATATCTTTAAAATTCTCAACTCTATTGGTAATGTCAGTCCATTTATTTCTATCACCATACAAGTATTTAACCATTTCTTCATCATTTTTATTCTGTAAATCAAAAACACTTCTATTAAAATTATCAAACCCCCAAGGGTCTATAATATATCTATTGTTCATTACAGCAAAATGATGTCCTTCATCACTATCATCACCATTTTCTTCTACGAAATATTTAGCATCTGGATTTTCACTTGTACTAAATCCATATATTTTTATTTTATCACCTTCTAACATTTTCACTGCTGATGCCACATAAGTACAAATAAATGAAGAAGGTTCTATTACCTTTTCTAATATTTCAATTAGTTTCGGATTATCAAAAATATATGGATTAGTGCTTCCAATACTTTCATTAATAAACTGTTTGAAATTCTTCACCTTATTTATCATTTTTCTTATATCTTCACTCATAGTTTTACTTTTATATATAAATATTCAAATTTTAAAAACCACCCTAAAATTCTTTTTGTTTTTCTTTCGTGTTTCAAATCAAGTTTATCGCTTAATAAATCGGCACGAGAGCATAACAAGGTGTAAAAAACATTAAAACGATTTTTTACACTCAACCGTTATGCTCCATGACTTAGTTCAGTGTTTCAATTTGAGTTTCGTGATGAAAAACAAAAAGAATTTTGCCAACACACTTATTTTTTTGTTATAATAAAACCATTGATAGTTCCGATGTCGACTTTAATATCTATTTTTTCAACATTTAACAATGAGTAGTCTATTTTGTCAATAGCTTTAAAAACATCTGGATTAATAACTCTACCAGATGCGATATATATTGGTGTATCGGTTGCGTCCAATAATCTAATTAACGATTCTTGAAAAAACCCTTGTCTTTGGTATTTTTTATCAAACCCGATATGAAGTTCTGAGACGAGAGGGTATCCATAGTCTTTAAGATATGTTTTTTGTCTAAAAACAATAGAACCAATCTTTTTACCACCATTCTTTAAATGTATATTCATTACATAACCAAAACCATCAGTGCCATTTTGAGATAAATATATTCTTTCTTTATCAGTATATTCATTTTGAGTTTCCTCATATAAAGAACTGTTAATTTTTTTAAAAATTGGTTTTGAATTTTTATATAAGTATAAAAAACACCACTCTTCACCTTCTTCAGCCATTATAAAATCGTGAATGCGTTCAAATTCAACCTTTTTAAAATATACTTTATAACAGTATTTACCCCATCTTTTATCAGGTTTTTCTTCATTTACAAAAACACCACAAATACCAATTTTACTTATAAATTTACTTATTTTAGTTGTATCATCACCACGAAAACCAGTATCTCCGTTATTATTTAATTTAATATATTCTTCCGCTTCTGGATATTTTTCTTTAATAGATTCTAATATTTCTCCATGCCATTCATAATAATCGTTTTTACCTAAATTAACACACTCAATGTTTTTATCAAGTTTAGGATTGTTTGAACTATGATACCCAATATATTTAAAATCATCAATATTTTCATTAACAAATTGTTTAAATTTCTTCACTTTATCAATCATTTTTCTAATATCTTCACTCATAGTTTT